CTGTGTGTCTTCATTATAATAACGTTGGCGGATATTCATCTTACCAACGAATGTAGGATCCTGCACACGATCTCGATCATAGGTAATGCCATTGACATACACAGTCATCGCTGGAGTTGATGGCATAGAATTCTCGCTCATGTTATTGATGATAGCCGCTACTTGTCGACTACCGTCACCATAGTAAACAGGCACACGCTGTAGAGTTTTATTACCACTACGGTCAGCACCAAATTCAACTTGGAATCCACTTACCATACGAATGAACTGAGCAAGGAATCTCTCAATCTGACCATCATAAAAATATTGTTGTAAGGCTGCCATTATATGTTATCCGCTGAAGGACGTAGAGCCTGTGATAAGCTCTGACGTTCGTTGATCACGTGCTCGTAAACTGTGTATTCTAATAGGTCACCATTGACATAGGTATTGGCCACTGTGATCCCAATATTGCCACTTGAGTTGCTGATGGTGTTATTAACTTTGATACTGTTGATATAGGTCTTTGCACCATAGCCACTGATGAATGGAACCTTAACAACTATATTACCTGTAGTAACATTAAATGATAAAGTAAACGCATTGGCCGCAGGGGTATATGCACCACTGCTGATACGTATAGCGTCCCAAGCAACACTGTTGCTCATGAACTTGTTAGTGTCATTGACAAAGCCACTCAATTGTGTAGTATTGGTTGATCCTGGTGTTAGATTAGTTCTCACTGCATCCTCTATCTTGACCCAACGACGTCCATCATAACGGAACAGTCTATTAGGCACATAGTCTAAACGTAAATAGAAATCTCCCACTCCTGGCAAATATGGAAAAGCGATACCCGCGGCAATTGCAGCACCGTTTGGCGGTAAGCCATCTCCAGTTAGATATCCTTCTACTTTCTTAGCTGATGTTAGTGTAGCCGAACTTGCATCATCATTGACATCACTGGCATCATCATTAACTTGGCTAGAATCTAAACCACCCGGATCACCAGGCGTGCCATCTGGATTAACTGGCTCAGTATAGATCGCACTGGTATCATATCCACTGGCCGGAACATCTTGTTCTGCACGGCTAACGATAGCATCGTTGATATCAATATATTTTTGGTAAGTGCTTAAGACATCTGCTATTGAACTATTAGTATTCTCGCCAGCATCAAGAGTATTAATGATGTCTTTATATTCTTGGCTGTCTACCAATGGTTGTAGTTTAACACGCCATAGGTGTGGATACCAAGTTGGAGCAAATCCTTCTGCAGCACGGGTAGCATCTTGCACTACATAATAACGTCTAAGAGCTACAGGAACACTATCATCTAACGGATAGTAGTCTTTTAAGTTTGGTAGTTCCATGACATCACCTACTATGATCTTGCGACCAATAGTATCAACCATGTCATTTAAATGGAATACAGCAAACATGGTATCACCAGTTAGGAACAAGCCAAACTGTGTTAGATCAAAATCGTTGTCATTTAAGCGATAGATAGTTCGCATGGTATAGACACTGGTGTCATACTTGCGATCACGATTTTCTAAGAACAATAGATCTTGGATACCTAATAAAGTAGTAGCACCACCAGGTTCAGTCATGCTGACATTGCCCTGTGTTAAAGGTCCGAGATATTTGTGGATATGGACATCAACTCCACCTACAGTAAACATTTCTGAGATACGTCGATCAAAGAACTTGTAGTCATTGCCTTTTTCAGGCCGATATAAACTTAGACGTGGCATTAGCTAATCCTATTATCTAGTATTTATCGACATTGACAAGCTAGCCAAAATGTGTTATACTTGTATCATGGCTGAAATTACTCAAAGTTTAGATTGGGCACAGGTTCAAATTGAACTAGAAGCACCCGCACATAAAATGAAAAAGCATACTAATGATATGCTGAAAATGAGCAAAGCCATAGGTCATATGGTTAAAAAGCTCAGCGAAGAAGAAATAATCTGCCGTAGGATGGGTCGCCAAACCCGTAAGCACAAGGAACTATTAGAGCAAATTAACCAAGAAATAGCCCATTATGAGCAATATTTGACTTTTGGTGTGCTGTTAAATGGTTGACTTTTTAACCAAAAGATGCTATAATACATACAATAAAGGAGCGATTAAATGTTTGAATCTCTTGATAAATTATTAAAATCCAATAGCACTTTAATCCTAATAGGTATGGTGATAGTGCCTTATCTGGCATATCTTTTATACACGAATAGCACGCCAGTTAAACAGATATTATCTCATAATACTGTGGGCACTAAAAGTCTAGAAGAGATAATGGCCTATTCGCCAGCGGCCATATCAGATCCACCATGGGACAATGAATTCCAATCATCAATCACTCCAATCAAGGAAGGTGAATAATGAACTTTAAATGGAGCCAACCTTATCCAGGCGAAAGCCGTTATGAACGATTATTTCGTGCCCAGAGGATACTACAATTATCACGTCATGCTATGTTGTTAGACTCTGTTGAGCCTATAACGGATCTGACCAAAGCCAAAGAATATCTTAAAAAATACCAACTTGGAGAACAATAATGAGCACACCTGTATATATGGAAATAGAAGAAGCATACAGTATCGTGCAGTGGCACGGTGAAGAATACGGACATCACAATCTCTGGGGTGCCCTAAACAGCATGGAAGAGCTTTGGGATGATCTAGACAGTATGGAACGTGCCGCTTATAAGCAAGTTAAACGTGAATTACAAAAAGCGGTTGTAGAGTCAGAAGGTGGCCAAATTGACTAGCGCAGAAGCACACCAGCAAGAACTAGAACAGCAACAATGGTTGGAAGAAGAGCATCATACATGTTCGATATGTCAGTGTGATTACACATCAGATGAAGGCGGAATTGAAGGCGACATTGGTATATTGCCAGCCAGTTTTTGCCCAACTTGCCTAAGTGGTGTGATTGATATGGTTGAACAGTTGACAGCAGAATAAAATCCTGTATAATTAAATATAACAAGAGAGGATCGTATGGCAATCAAGATTGATGGCATGAAAAAGAAAGCAAAAGTCAGTAGCAATAATTTCGCTGACGAAAAATATACAGGTAATGAACCTATCTGGGATTACGATCGTGCTTTAACTTTTTCAAATGAAGAATTTGATCATCATCTACGCCAAAGTTTTCGTTATTATAATTACTATTACAGCACTAAAGATCTTAAAAAATATGTTGTAGCATGGTTACGTCAACATGAAGGTGAGCAAGGAGTTCATAAGTTAGATAAAACTACTATTGATCGCTATCAACGTTCAGCAGATTGCCTTACGCCATTCACGGTTTGTGCCCTGATCAAAGCACATGAACGTGGCATGCCTTTGCGTGATCGTCATGTAGAATATATCCTAGAAGCGGTTAAGAAAGTATTAACTTTAAAAGCAGACAACGACGAAGATTTTGAAGAAAAGCCAGAAGTAAAGAAATCAGAAGTCTATATTCCGACAATCCAAGACCGTATGAATGAGGTGGCTAAAAAGCATATCCTTTATTTTGAAATGCTTGAGGATGCCTTATATACAGGTGAAACTATAGATCCTAAAGCCTACGAATATCTGACAAAAAACAATGTACCACAGGTATTGATAGGTAAGATATCAGCAGTATTTGAACCACGCTGTGCAGAAGTGCGTGAAGCAAGAACAACTAAAGATGAAGATCTTAAAGATGCCTATAGCTATATGAAAGCCGCAGACTATAAACGCTATGACGCTTTCTATGACAAACTATTTGCTGACTTAACTGCTTATAATCAAACTAAGAAAGCTACTAAGAAAGCCGCAGTACGTAAACCACCAGCTAAAGAAAAACTAGTCCGTGGCTTAAAATATCTTAAACAAGATGCTGGTATGAAACTAGTATCAATCAATCCTGTAGACATCGTTGGTGCAGAACAACTATGGGTCTACAACGTTAAAAATCGCAAGTTGGGCAAGTATGTAGCAGAGGACCAAGGTGGTGTATTAGGTGTTAAAGGCACAACTATCACAGGCTTTAGTGAAACTAAGAGCACACAAAAGACCCTGCGTAAACCTGAAGAACAAGTTAAAGCATTCCTAGCCAGTAACAAAGTAGAACTGCGTAAGTTCTTAGAAAATATCAAAACTACAGAAATCTCACTCAACGGACGTATCAACGCTGATACTATCCTACTTAAAGTAATCTAATCCCCCTCAAGGTAGCGTAAAGCCAAACTTATCCTGTTGTCGATAATAAATACACGATAACAGGATAATTTAAATGTCTTTACTTCCAGCAAATGTTTCAGCGTCCGGCAACTTAACGGCAACTCTCAGTATGCAAACTGAGAGCCTGTATAATCCATATACAGGCACAGGTGCCGGACACATTGCTTTTGATGCTAATCTACAAGCACAATTAACCGCAGTAACTTCATTGAAGAATGATATCACTGACTATATTAGGTTACGATTGGGTGATCAGATAGTTGATGTCGAAGCAGACAGCGATCACTATGAAATGGGAGTCAAGCAAGCTCTTATCCGATACCGTCAAAAGAGCAGCAACTCAGTGGAAGAAAGTTATGCATTTTTAGATTTATATCCCGAAACACAAGAATACATATTACCCAACACAGTCATGGATGTTAAAGCAATCTATCGTCGTGGTATTGGTAGTGTAACAGGTACAACAGCTAGCCAATTTGAACCATTTGCATCAGGTTACCTAAACACCTATATGTTAGTAGCAGGTCGTGTTGGTGGCCTTGCAAGCTATGAATTGTTTGTAGACTATCAAAAATTAGCCATGCGTATGTTTGGTGGCTTTATGAACTTTACTTGGAACAAAGTTAGTAAAAAAATCACCCTGGTTCGTAAAATACCATTCCAGGGCAGTGGTGCAACACTTAGATTGAGGAGTTTAACAGCTAGCGGCACAGTGGTTGGTAGCACAGTTACATTCCAAATTTCAAATCAAGGTCCTTGGAACGGAGTCGGCGTGGGAAGCACTGTTTCTATTACCAATTGTCCTGTCGCTGGATATAATGGTACCTATACTATCACTACTGTTGACCCAACGCAACAAATATTTACATTCTTAAATACCGCGGCACTTGGAGCCACAGTGGTTAATGACATGTCTTTAGCATCAACGTATGTAAGTTCACCAAGTTCACCGGATAACGCAGTAACTGAAACAGTGTTATTACATATATATAATTACAAACCAGATATCATGTTGTTAAACGATCCACAGGTATTTCCCTGGATCCAAGACTATGCCTATGCACTAGTATTGATCAGCGTGGGTAATGCACGTGAAAAATTTGCTACTATAGCAGGTCCGCAAGGTGGCACAAGTTTAAATGGTGCTGTGCTCAAACAAGAAGGCACCGAACTACTACTGAAACTTGACGAAGAAATCAAGAACTATGTAGACGGTGGTGCTCCATTAACATGGATTACTGGTTAAAAAAGTCTAGACACTAGACAAAAACTCCCGTATAATAAACACATACAGGGAGTTTTTTAATGGCTAAAATCATCGCAATTTGTGGATTCATTGGCAGTGGCAAGGATACCGTCGCTGATTACTTGGTCAACATACACGGATTCCGTCGTGAAAGCTTCGCTAATAGCCTGAAAGATAGTGTATCCGCAGTGTTTGGCTGGG